GCGAAGAAATTCACCGTCGAGCCGTCGGTCACGCAAACCATGATGGACACCGTGCAGGAATCGTCCTCATTCCTGACCAAAATTAACATCGTGCCGGTCGACGAACTGAAAGGCGAAAAGGTCGGTGTGGGCGTTAACGGCACAATCGCGAGCACCGCCGATACTGACGGCGATGGCGAGCGTGAAACCGCTGATTTTACTGCGCTGGAGTCCAACAAATACGAATGCGCGCAGATTAACTTTGACTTCCATATCCGCTATAAGCAGCTCGACCTGTGGGCGCGATTCCAGGACTTCCAGACCCGTATCCGTAACGCCATTATCAAGCGTCAGGCGCTCGATTTCATCATGGCCGGTTTCAACGGTATTGAACGCGCCGCAAAATCTGACCGCAAAAAAAATCCGATGCTTCAGGATGTGGCGGTGGGCTGGTTGCAGAAGTACCGCAATGAAGCGCCAGCGCGCGTGATGTCAAAAATCACCGACGAGGACGGCGCGGTCATTTCCGATGTGATCCGCGTGGGTAAAAACGGCGACTATGCGAACCTCGACGCGCTGGTTATGGATGCCACCGGCAACCTGATTGATGAGATTTATCAGGATGACCCGGAGCTGGTTGTCATCACCGGTCGCAAGCTGATGGCGGATAAATACTTCCCTATCGTCAATAAAGACCAGGAAAACAGCGAGTCGCTGGCCGCTGACATCATCATCAGCCAGAAGCGAATCGGCAACCTGCCAGCCGTGCGCGTGCCTTACTTCCCGGCGAATGCCCTGATGGTGACGCGTCTCGATAACCTGTCTATCTACTTCATGGATGACGCGCATCGCCGCAGCATCATCGAAAACCCGAAGAAAGACCGCATCGAAAACTACGAGTCAATGAATACCGACTACGTGGTCGAGGCATACGCTGCCGGTTGCCTGATTGAAAATATCAAGCTCGGCGACTTCACCGCACCTGCTGCACCGGAAAGCGGAGAGTAAGCCATGACGAGTCCCGCAGCGCGTCACATGATGCGGGTCTCGGCCTCTGAAACAGCGCGGCGGGCTGCTGTCCCGCTGCGCAATGCAACTGCCTATGAGCAGATGCTCGTTAAGCTGGCCGCAGACAACCGCACGCTAAAACAAATCCGATCCAATGAGCGCAAGGCAGATAAAAAGCGTGAGCTGCTGCCGTTCTATCTGCCATGGGTGGCTGGCGTACTCGCAAACGGCAAGGGCGCGCAGGATGACATCGTCATGACGGTCATGCTGTGGCGTCTCGATGCTGACGATATCGCCGGGGCGCTGGAAATTGCCCGCTACGCCATGACCTGGGGCCTGACCATGCCGACCGGTCGACGTCCGACGCCTTACCTGCTGGCCGAAGAGGTGGCACTGGCCGCGCAGCGCCTGCTCGCTGCAAAACAGCCGGTCGACCTGGCGAACCTGCTCGACACTATTGCACTGACAGAACGCTCTGATATGCCCGATATCGTGCGCGCAAAGCTGCACAAAATCACCGGCTATGTCCTGCGTGATGCGAATCAACTGCCCGAGGCGCTGGCGCACCTGCAACGTGCGATCCAGTTAGAGCGCACTATCGGTGTGAAAAAGGATATCGAGCAGTTAGAGCGCCAGCTCAGGCCAAAACCCGAACCGGCACCGAAAACCAAAACGACTAAACCGCGCACACGCAAACCTGCCGCTAAACCGGCGGCACGGCGCGGGCGTCCACCAAAGGCGGCAAAAGCCGCAGGTTAACCGAGCGCTCCCCGAGCCGGGCGGCACGCCGGTCAATGCGGGTATCAATTGCCCTGACTGCGACCGGCGTCCACCGCCCACCTATTACCCGAGGTTGTCATGACGACGCTGATTATTGAGCAAAACAAAGAGCCGCAGGATGTGCCGGGCGTGGTGATACCGCCGCCGGGCGTGAGCGAGCCGGTAATCAAAAACACCCCGTTTTTTCCTGACGTTGATCCGAAGCGCGTGCGTGAGGAAATGCGTTTAGAGCAGACCGTTTCCCCTGTGCGCCTGCGCCGGGCAATTAAGACCGCCATCGCGGAGACGAACGCGGAGCTTGGCGAATGGCGCGAGCGCCAGCTCAATGCCGGTTACGCCACGCTGGCGGATGTCCCGACCGACAGGCTCGACGGCGAAAGCGTGCGCGTTTTCCACTACTTCAACGCCGTGTGTGCCATGACGACCGCCACGCTTTACGAGCGTTTTCGCGGCGTGGATGCGACCGCCAGAGGTGACAAAAAGGCCGACAGCATCGACAGCACGATCGATGAAATGTGGCGGGATATGCGCTGGTCTGTGGCGCGCATCCAGGACAAAGCGCGCTGCATTGTGGGGCAAATCTGATGAAAGCGTATGCGCTACAGGGCGACACCCTCGACGCGATTTGTGTGCGGTACTACGGGCGCACCGAGGGCGTGGTCGAAACCGTCTTAGAAGCGAATCCCGGTCTGTCTGAGCTCGGCGTCATCCTGCCGCACGGAACGGCAATTGAACTGCCGGAGACCGACAGTGCGGCCAGAACCGAAACGGTGAATCTATGGGACTGAGTATGGAGAAAATCACCACGTTTATCGCCTACTGGCTGGCCGTCGCGCTGGCGTACCTCGGCGCAATGTCGCCCGAAAAGATGGCGCTTTACGTGGGCGGCGGATGCGCCATTTTTACCGCGCTGACGAACTACTGGTTTAAGCGCAAAACCTACCTCTATCTGACGTCACTCGGACTCGACAAGGGGGCTATTCGTGAAATCAGTCGTTAAACGTTGCAGTGTGGCCGCAGTGCTGGCGCTGGCGGCGCTGATGCCTGACTTTCGTCTGCTTAACACCTCGCCCGAGGGGCTGGCGCTGATTGCCGACCTCGAAGGTTGTCGCCTGACGCCTTACCAGTGCAGCGCGGGAGTGTGGACGTCAGGCATCGGCCACACTGCCGGGGTCGTCCCGAAAAGGGAAATCACAGAACGTCAGGCGGCGGCGAACCTCGTCGCGGATGTGATGAACGTCGAGAAGCGTCTTGCAGTCTGCGTGCCGGTAGAAATGCCGCAGCACATTTACGACGCACTGGTGAGCTTCTCATTCAATGTGGGAACCGGCGCGGCCTGCCGGTCGACGCTGGTCTCGTATATCAAGCGACACCAATGGTGGCAGGCGTGCGACCAGCTCACCCGCTGGGTTTATGTGAATGGCTCAATCAATAAAGGGCTGGAAAATCGCCGCGCGCGTGAGCGTGCTTATTGTCTGAAAGGAGTTTCTCAATGAAAAAGTTTTTACGTTCACTGATTTTAGATGCCCTGCTGGCTGTATTCCTGCTGTGGGGGCTGGCTTCGCCGCAAAGTGCAGCACTTAATTTTGTTGCAGCGTGGGCGCTGTTTGGCTGTGTTGTCTGTATTACGGCGAGCCTCGCTGGTGTGGCTGTTTTTGACCACTGGCTACGAAATGCGGGGAAAGGTATTCCGGTAAAACCCGAGATTATGAAAATCTTCCGCGCTGTTTTCTGTAACAAGCCCTCAAAGGCGCGTCGCGCATGGTCTCTTATTATTTTTGTCGTGACCATTGGGTGTCTGCTCGGTGCTGGCAGGATCTTTACCGCGCTGTTCTACCTGATTTGCGTCCTGACGTTTACGGGGGGGCGCACCTCATACCGTCAGCGCATTGAGGAGGCGGGGCTGTGTCCAGATTCATTGTATTGTTGATTGCCGCAGGTCTGGCGCTGGCGGCTGTGCTCTGGTTAAGGCATGAGAACGGTAATCTACGGCGCTCTTTTGACCGGGCAAATAAGGTCGCGACCGAACAGAAAAACGTGATCGGGATGCTGAAAAATCAGCTTTCCGTTTCGCAGGGAATCGCCAGGCGAAATGAAACCGCGCAGGTCAGTTTACGTGGTGAGCTGACTGCTGCCGGTGCGATGGCCGTGCGCCGGGAAGAAACCATTACGAGACTGATGAATGAAAATGAAACGTTACGCCGCTGGTACAGCGCTGAGCTGCCTGATGTTGTGCGCAGGCTGCACACCCGCGCCGGTTGCGCCTCCGCCGGTCATTGTTTACAGCGCCTGCCCGAAAGTGAGCTATTGCCCGATGCCGGGAAGCGACCCGGCCACTAATGGCTCCCTGAGTGCAGATATCCGCAGGCTTGAGCACGCGCTCGCCGCCTGCGCGTTACAGATTGAAACCGTCAAAGCCTGTCAGGATAAACTCGATGAAGAAAGCAATCAGCCTGCGAAAAGCGCTAACTGACGCCATCCCGCAGCTTAAAACCAACCCCGAGATGATGCGCATTTTTGCCGACGAGGGGAATATCGATGCACGGCTCGCGGCCTCCCTGTCCCATGAGAAAATTTACACCCTGAATGTGATCGTGTGCGATTTCGTAGGCGACCCTGATTTGATTTTCGTGCCGGTAGCCGCGTGGCTCAGGGAAAACCAGCCGGATATCTGCACGCTCGATGAGGGGCATAAAAAGGGCTACCGCTTCCAGATGGATTTAAACGACGGTGATACGGTTGATATCAGCATTAGCCTCCAGCTCACCGAGCGCACCATCATCAGGGAGGAAAACGGCGCGCTGCATGTGAGCTATGCCCCGGAGCCGCCACCGCCTGAACCCGTCACGCGTCCAAAAGAGCTCTATATCAACGGCGAACTGGTGAGCAAGTGGGATGAGTGACTTTAAACCCTTTGATAACAAGCTCGCCGGGCTGCTTGCCGCCCTGTCACCCGCAGGGCGCCGGAAGCTTGCCGGTGAGATTGCGAAGCAACTCAGAACGGCGCAACAGCAACGTATTAAACAGCAAAAAGCCCCGGATGGCTCACCGTATCAGGCGCGAAAGCGCCAGCCGCTGAGAGCCAAAAAAGGTCGAATTAAACGGGCGATGTTTCAGAAGCTCCGCACTAACCGGTACATGAAAGCCAGTGGCCGTGAAAACGGTGCTGTGGTGGAATTTACCGGAAAAGTGCAGCGTATCGCGCGTGTCCATCAGTACGGCCTCAAAGACCGGCCAAACGTGTACGCTCAGGATGTGCAGTACGCAGAGCGTCAGCTGCTCGGGTTCAGTGGAGAAGACAAGGCGCTCGTGCAAAATTTGCTTTTAAGGCATATTAGTCAATTTTTATAATCATTTACTTAACTGATCGAATGTTAGATTTTAAGTTGTAATCCTTTAAATGATTAGCAATGCTTAAACTCTATAAATTTTTTCAAAAAAATGCTAAAAAATTGGTGGGTAGGCTTGACTTGTTCAAAGCTAGTAAGTATATCTGGATAACAATATACCTTAACCATAATTGTTGCGCCGCTCTTCAATTGTAATGATTGATGGTTTGGTTTTTATACGGACAGAAAATCAATTAATAGGAGTTGGTATGGCCGAATTAACAAATTCGCAAACGATTATGGAGAAAATAATTCGTGAGGAAGCTGCGGAACAAAATATAAGTTATCCGGATTATTTTGAGATATATACTGCCGCTCAAATTTTAAAGGATTATGATGTTACATATTCTGATATAGAATATAGTGTGGTTGGCGATGGAGGGGATGGAGGAATTGATTCCATTTACACCTTCCTTAATGGTGAATTAATAAAAGAAGATACGGATTATTTAAAGGGCGGAAAACATAACAATATTGAGTTGGTTGTCATACAATCAAAAACCTCTAAAGGTTTCAATGAGGATGCGGTTGTTAAGTTTAATGAGGTGGCAAGGGATTTATTTAATATCTCAACGGATATAACAACAGAAGAGATTACTCGGAGATATAATAAAGATCTTCGTGATAAAGTATCCATATTTCGAGATGTTTATAGTTCTTTAATGAAAGGTTTTCCAGATCTAACCTTTTCTTATTATTATTCCACTCTTGGTGAAGAGGTGCATGTCAATGTTCTCAATAAAGGTATCCCTTTAAAAGAAACTATTTCAAAAATGTTTACTGGATCGAAGTTCTCTCTCGATTTCGTTGGGGCAAGTAAACTTGTTGAATTAAATCGTAAGGTTAAAAGTACGTCAAGGATGATGGAGTTAGCTGAATCACCTATCGCTACTGTTAATGGCAGTTATCTTTGCTTAGTAAACCTAAAGAAGTACCATGAGTTCATTTCCGATAATGATTCGATTTCAAGAAGTATCTTTGAGTCCAACGTAAGAGATCACAATGGTGATGTTGTAGTTAATGTTGCAATTCAAGATACATTAAATAATGGTAAAGAGGATTTCTGGTTTTTAAATAATGGTGTTACCGTCATTACATCTAAGGCTGTTTTATCTGGAAAAACACTTACTATCGAAAATCCTCAGGTAGTTAACGGTCTGCAAACATCACATGAAATATATAATCATTTTTCTAACTTGGTCGAGGATGTCGCTGATAGTAGAAATGTCTTAGTCAGAGTGATTTGTGAAAGTAATCCAGAATCTAGAGATAAAATAATTAGGGCAACAAATAGCCAGACAAGTATCCCACCTGCCTCACTTAGAAGTGCTGATGTAATCCATCGCGATATTGAGGATTTTTTCAAGGCGAATGGCTATTTCTATGATAGGCGCAAGAATTTTTATAAAAATGAAGGGAAGCCTGCATCTCGAATTGTTTCTATTCCATATCTATCTCAATGCGTTATGACGGTAGTGTTGTTAGAGCCAAATAACGCTCGCGCTCGACCTTCCACACTTATTAGTGATAATGTTAGGTATGAACAGATTTTTAATAAAAAACATCAATTATCGCTATATTTAAATTCATATTTAATTCTAAAAAGGTGCTCTGAATTATTGAAAGAGTATCAGTTTGAGAGTAAGCGTGATTTCAATAATGTTGTTTATCATATTTCCATGGCTGTTGTTTTAAAAATTGCAGGTTCTGGGGTGCCTAAGAAAAATATGCCAGGGTTTGTAAGTGATTTTGAATTAAGGGATATTACTGAGCCATTGTTTGATGATGTGTTTCATATAGTATGGAATGAGTATTCCCGACTGGGTGGGGATGATAATGTGGCAAAAGGTACTGTTTTTGTTGAAAATATTATCAATTTAATTCAGTGATTTAGTAGTAATTCTCTATGCTCCAATCAAAAGCCCATTTTGGGTTTTTGATTGAATAGAGTTTCTCTTGTTGTGTCTCCTCCTACAAAACCCGCCTTGATTGCCGCTGGCCTTGCCCGGCGGCATCCTTCCCGTATGAATAATTTAAATTCTCTACAGGAAATCGCACGCGCGATCCGCAACCTCATTCGCACCGGCATCGTGACCGACGTCGACCACGATGAGGGGCTGTGTCGTGTCCAGACCGGCGGCATGCAAACCACCTGGCTTAACTGGCTCACCTGTCGCGCCGGTCGCTCTCGCGTGTGGTGGGCTCCATCCGTTGGCGAGCAGGTGCTATTGCTGGCCATCGGCGGTGAGCTCGATACGGCCTTTGTGCTGCCGGGCATTTTCTCAGATGACAATCCCGCGCCATCAGCCTCACCCGATGCGCTTCACGTTACCTTCCCTGATGGCGCGGTCATTGAGTACGAACCCGAAAACAGTGCGCTCACCGTGTCAGGTATCAAAACCGCCAACGTCACCGCGTCGGATTCCATCACGGCCACCGTGCCGGTGGTGCTGGTGAAAGCCTCGACCCGTATCACGCTTGATACGCCCGAGGTTGTATGCACGAACAAGCTGACGACCGGCACGCTCGAAGTGAAAAACGGCGGGACGATGTCCGGGAACATCGAGCACACCGGCGGGTCACTGTCGTCAAATGGCAAAGTGCTGCACCTCCATAAACACCCGGGCGACAGTGGCGGGACAACGGGGGCACCGATATGACAGTGCGTTATCTGGGAATGAACAGCCAGACCGGCCTCAGTGTCACTGAGGTTGAGCATATCAGGCAAAGCGTGCGCGACATTCTCGTCACGCCGGTTGGCTCGCGTGTCATGCGCCGTGAATACGGCTCGCTACTGTCGGCACTGATTGACCAGCCGCAGACACCGGCACTGCGATTGCAGATTATGGCCGCGTGCTATTCCGCGATCCAGAAGTGGGAGCCGCGCGTCAGTCTGACCACCATCACTTTTGAGCGGTCGGAGACCGACGGCGGGCTGTATGTCGATATCACCGGCACGCGATCGGCTAACGGCCAGCCCTTTTCCCTCACCATTCCACTGAGTTAAACGCTATGGCAATTGTTGACCTTAACCAGCTCGCCGCGCCTGATGTCGTGGAAGTGCTGGACTATGAGACCATCCTCGCAGAGCGCAAGGCGACGCTTGTCTCGTTATACCCGGAGGAACAACAGGAGGCAGTCGCGCGCACGCTGACCCTCGAATCAGAGCCGATTGTTAAGCTGCTGGAGGAAAACGCCTATCGGGAAGTTATCTGGCGACAGCGCGTCAACGAGGCCGCGCGTGCGGTCATGCTGGCGTATGCAGAAGATGCCGACCTTGACCAGATAGGCGGAAATTATAACGTCGAGCGCCTCGTCATCACCCCGGCAGACGACACGACGTTTCCGCCCACGCCAGCCGTAATGGAGTCGAATACCGACTACCGTCTGCGCATCCAACAGGCTTTTGAGGGACTGAGCACCGCAGGCTCAACCGGTGCATATCAGTTTCATGGCCGCAGCGCCGATGGGCGTGTCGCGGATATTTCCGTCATCAGTCCCGAGCCTGCGTGTGTAACCGTGTCCGTGCTGTCGCGTGAAAATAACGGCGTGGCCTCTGACGAGCTGCTCGCCATCGTGCGCGATGCGCTGAACGACGAGGACGTCAGGCCGGTGGCCGACCGCGTGACCGTGCAGTCAGCGAAAATCGTCGACTACAAAATCACCGCATCGCTTTACCTTTACCCCGGCCCCGAAAGTGAGCCTGTGCTCAGTGCGGCAAAAGCAAAGTTACAGGCGTATATCACCGCGCAGCACCGGCTCGGGCGTGACATCCGTAAATCGGCCATCTATGCGGCGCTCCACGTCGAGGGCGTGCAGCGTGTCGAGCTGGCCGCGCCGGTGGCCGACATCGTTCTCGATGACACGCAGGCGTCATGGTGCAGCGAGTACAGCGTCACCATAGGGGGTAATGATGAATGACACACGACTGTTGCCGGTGGGCTCCTCGCCGCTTGAGGTGGCGGCGGCGCGCGCCTGCGCTGAAATCGAGAATACCCCCGTCCCCCTGCGCCGACTCTGGAGCCCGGACGACTGCCCCGCAAACCTCCTGCCGTGGCTGGCGTGGGCGTTTTCCGTTGACCGGTGGGATGAGAACTGGCCGGAGGCCACTAAACGGGATGTGATCCGCAATGCCTGGTATATCCACGCACACAAAGGAACGATTGGGGCAGTGCGCCGCGTGGTGGAGCCGCTCGGCTACCTGATAAACGTGTCTGAGTGGTGGCAGACAAACGACCCGCCCGGCACGTTTCGCCTCGATATCGGTGTGCTGGAGACCGGCATCACCGAGGAAATGTATTACGAAATGGAGCGGCTTATTGCCGATGCAAAGCCAGCCAGCCGCCATCTTATCGGCCTCAATATTATTCAGGACATTCCCGGCTATCTGTACACCGGCGCCCTGAGCTATGACGGCGACATCATCACGGTTTATCCCGGATAAGTGAGAGCACAATGACAGTGAAATATAAAACGGTCATCACCAAAGCCGGTGCAATCAAGCTGGCCGCAGCGACCGTCCCGAACGGGAAAAAAGTCAATTTTACGGCGATGGCCGTCGGTGACGGTGGCGGTACGCTGCCGGTGCCAGACCCGAACCAGACAAAGCTGGTCAAAGAGGTCTGGCGTCATGCGCTGAACAAAATCAGCCAGGACAGGAAAAATAAAAATTATGTCGTGGCGGAGCTGCTCATCCCACCTGAGACCGGCGGTTTCTGGATGCGAGAGCTCGGCCTTTATGACGACACCGGCACGCTGATTGCGGTCGGTAATATGGCCGAAAGCTACAAGCCAGCACTGGCGGAGGGCTCAGGCCGCGCGCAGACCGTGCGCATGGTTATCATGGTGAGCGACATCGAGTCAGTCGAGCTGACCATCGACACCTCAACGGTGATGGCAACGCAGGACTACGTTGATGACAAGCTCGCTGAGCATGAGCAGTCCCGCCGCCATCCTGACGCCACGCTCACGGCTAAAGGTTTCACTCAGTTAAGCAGTGCGACCGACAGCGCGTCTGAGAGCGTCGCAGCGACGCCGAAAGCGGTTAAAGCGGCGTATGACCTTGCGAAAGGGAAATATACGGCTCAGGACGCCACCACGGCACAAAAGGGTATCGTCCAGCTCAGTAGCGCGACCGACAGCACGTCTGAGAGCGTCGCAGCGACGCCGAAAGCGGTTAAGGCGGCGTATGACCTTGCAAAAGGAAAATATACAGCTCAGGACGCCTCCACGGCGCAAAAGGGTATCGTCCAGCTCAGCAGCGCAACCGACAGCACGTCTGAGGCGCTGGCGGCAACGCCGAAAGCCGTTAAGGCCGCGAATGACAACGCTAACGGGCGCGTACCATCAGGGCGCAGGATTAATGGTCATGCGCTGACTGATGATTTTAATATCAGTGCGCAGGATATTTTCAACGGGCAGGCCGTGGCAATTGGCAATGCCGCCGACCTGAACGCCTACACCACGGCGGGACTGTATTACCAGCCAGCGAACGCGCAGGCTCAAACCGGCAGGAACTATCCAGAAGCTAACGCCGGTTCGCTGGAAGTTTATAAGCATGCCGGTATCACGCAGATTTACCGGATTTATAACAGCTCCCGCTCGTACATTCGCACGCTTTACAGCGGGACGTGGTCAGCCTGGGTTAAACAGTATGATGGGGCCAATAAACCCTCCCCGGCTGATATTAATGCCGTGAATAAGGGCGGCGATACAATGGCCGGGGGGCTTAAGATTCGCGCTGCTGATGCGTTGCGCATTTACGATGCGGCATACGGAATGATTTTTCGCCGTTCAGAAAATAATTTTTACCTGATTCCGACAGCAAAAGACCAGGGGGAAAATGGCGGCATAAGTTCACTGCGTCCATTTTATGCAGATCTCACTAATGGCAGAGTGACGCTGGGTAATGGTGCTGTCGTTAACGGCGGTCTTGGTCTGGGTGTGATTAGCGGCCTTGGGGGGAACTCTATTGCTCTGGGGGATAATGACACCGGTTTCAAACAGAACGGAGATGGTGTGCTGGATGTTTATGCCAACAGCAAGCAGGTAATGCGATTCCTGAACAGTGGTATAACGAGTTATATGCTCTTCAACATGAATGCAGGCGCATCAGTAAGCAGCACTCTCACCTTTAAAAACGGTAGTGGCATCACATCTGAGAAAACTGGCGCCAACCCCCGAAACGGCCGAATTTACTGGGGCGGTGATGCGAGTCGCGGCAACAGGATAGAATTTGCAGATGATGCCGGCTGGAAAGCTTACATTGAGCGTCATCCCTCAAATGGTGTTCAGTTGGTCGTAAATGGGCGAATCAATGGAAGTATTGTTTATTCCAGTGGTGAAGTACTGGCAGGAGGAGGGAGCGCTCGCTTTGCTGCTGATGGAAATATATTTGGCTCAAAATGGGGCAATCAATGGCTTGATGCCTATCTAAAAAATACCTATCAGCCAAAGGGCAATTATACCCCGGCAGGTCAGGCCTATACCAAAGCAGAATCGGAAGCGCGCTACGGGGGCGGTAAAACGACGACAGGTAATAACAGTGCTTACTACACGCACGGTAACGGTGCTGTGTTTATGCAGTCTGTGAGAAATATTTCAGTCGGCAATAATGCCACTGTGACCGTGACGCTGCCTACGTCGTTCCCTAACGGGATACTCGGTATCGGTTCGAGTTATTACGGTGCAGGGGGTAATAACTCAGCATCATTTTATCTCTGTTCGCCTGTCGGGAAAAATCAGGTGAAAATTCAAACCCATAACTGCAACGGAACATTTTATTTAAACGTAACGGGTTACTGATATGCAGAAATATTTCAGCAATACAGATAAAAGCTTTTACCTTGAGGAAACTGTCAGAACCTATGAAGAGCAGGGTATTCCCGTTCCGTCAGATCTGATGACAATAACCGATGCTGAATATGAAGCCTTTATGGTTTCACCTGACCGGAAAGCGCCTCAGTACAATGTTGAATCAGAATGTATGGAATGGGTCGACATCGACCCGCCTACCCGCGAGGAAGCTATCGAAAAAGCTGAGTCATTAAAGGCGCAGCTCCTGTCTGTTGCAGCTCAGGCCATAGCACCATTGCAGGATGCGGTCGATTTGTCGATGGCGACAGAAGAGGAAATGGCGAGCCTGTCGGCGTGGAAGAAATACCGGGTTTTACTTAACCGGGTTGATACCAGTGAGCCTGACGAAATTGAATGGCCTGAATCACCGTTAACAGAGTAATAAAAAACCCGCGCTAAGCGGGTTTAATCATAGGGGCATTCTTCATAGTCTTTTTCTGTTTCGTCACCGACAAACAGTCTGAGCCAGCAAAAGCCAAAGAGCCACCATGCAGCCAGACCACCAACAATCCAGAGTAAAATCGTCATTATCGCTTCCTCGTTAATGGCGAAACGATAGCGACAATACCCACTTATTGATAATGGTTATCAGCGATCAATTAACCGTGATTGATCGCTGATAACGATCAATAACCATTCCCGCACACCACAACCGGTCACTGTACGTTGTGCTGTCACTCCCCCAACGGCCTTTCGTTTCTCACACCTCACACACAACAGAAAATAGTTGCACCCCTTAACCACGGAGTTAAACGGATGAGCGACTATCATCACGGCGTCGAGGTCATCGAGATTAACGATGGCACGCGCACCATTTCCACCGTTTCGACGGCTATCATCGGCATGGTCTGCACCGCCAGCGATGCTGACGATTCAACATTCCCGCTAAATGAGCCGGTGCTGATTACCAGCGTGCAGAACGCTATCGGTAAAGCCGGTAAGCTCGGCACCCTGTCAAAATCCCTGCAAGCCATTGCCGACCAGTGCAAGCCGGTCGTTGTGGTTGTGCGCGTTGCCGAAGGTATTGAAGACCCGGACGACCCGGAAGCAGCGCAGAAAGAGACCATTTCCAACATCATCGGCACGACCGACGAAAACGGCAAATACACCGGGCTTAAAGCGCTGTTGACCGCCAAAACCGTCACCGGCGTCAAGCCGCGCATTCTCGGCGTGCCGGGGCTGGATTCTCTGGAAGTGGCGACCGCGCTCGCGGCGACCTGTCAGAGCCTGCGCGCGTTTGGCTATATCAGCGCGTGGGGCTGCAAGACCATTTCCGAAGCCATCGCCTACCGTGAGAATTTCAGCCAGCGCGAGCTGATGGTCATTCACCCTGATTTTCTGGCGTGGGATACCACGGCGAATCAGACCGATACTGCATGGGCGACCGCCCGCGCGCTCGGCCTGCGTGCCAAAATCGACCAGGAGACGGGCTGGCACAAAACGCTGTCTAACGTCGGCGTGAATGGCGTCACCGGCGTCAGTGCCTCGGTCTCGTGGGACTTGCAGGAGAAGGCCACCGACGCGAACCTGTTGAATCAGGCCGGTGTCACCACGCTGATTCGAAACGACGGCTTTAAATTCTGGGGCAACCGTACCTGCTCCGACGATCCGTTATTCCTTTTTGAAAACTACACCCGCACGGCGCAGGTGCTGGCCGACACGATGGCGGAGGCGCACGCCTGGGCGATTGATAAACCCGTCACCGCAACGCTTATCCGCGACATCGTCGCCGGTATCAATGCGAAATTCCGCGAACTGAAAAACAACGGCTATATCGTTGACGGCTCCTGCTGGTACGACCCTGAGTCAAACAGCGTGGAAACGCTCAAGGTGGGGAAACTGTATATCGATTACGACTACACCCCCGTCCCGCCGCTGGAAAACCTGACCCTGCGCCAGCGCATCACTGATACCTATCTGGCAAACCTGTCAGAGTCGGTCAACAGCTAAGGAGCTGAGAGCATGGCATTACCACGCAAACTGAAATACCTGAACATGTTCAACGATGGCCTGAGCTACATGGGCGTTGTTGAATCCGTCACCCTGCCGAAGCTGACCCGTAAGCTTGAGAAATACCGCGGCGGCGGGATGCCGGGCTCGGTGTCGATTGACCTCGGTCTCGATGACGATGCGCTGTCGTGCGAGTGGACGCTCGGCGGTCTGCCTGACGTCGAGCTGTGGGCGCAGTACGCCTCACCGGGCGCAGACAGCGTACCGTTGCGCTTTACCGGCTCATACCAGCGCGATGACACCGGCGCGATTTCTGCCGTTGAGGTGGTCATGCGTGGCCGTCACAAAGAGTACGACGGCGGCGAAAACAAACAGGGCGAAAGCGGCACGACCAAAATCTCGACCGAATGCGCGTACTACCAGCTCACGATTGACGGCAAGGAGGTCATCGAGATTGACGTCATCAACATGGTGCTGAAAGTCGACGGCGTCGACCGTCTGGCAGAGCATCGCAAGGCCATTGGCCTGTAACCCTCTTAACCGGTCAGTCAGGCTGGCCGGTCACTAAACTTAGACGAGAGCAACATTATGGAAAACAACATCGAAACCGGCGTTACAGAAATTGAAGTCACCGAAACCAAAAAGCCACACGTCGTGATCCTCGACAACCCTCTGATGCGCGGTGAGCAAAAAATCGGAGAGGTGACGGTTTCAAAACCTAACGCGGGAACCCTGCGCGGGGTGTCGCTGGCCTCGCTGGCAAGCTCTGACGTTGACGCTCTGATTAAGGTGCTGCCGCGTATGACTTACCCGGCACTCACCGAGCATGAAATTGCCCGTCTCGATGCCTCAGACCTGATGCAGTTCGCCGCTGAGGTGATTGGTTTTTTGTCGCCATCTTCGGCTCGCTGACGTTCCCCGCAAAACTTTCTGTCGATGACCTGATGGCGGATATCGCGGTGATTTTTCACTGGCCGCCATCAGAGCTGTATTCCCTGAGCGTGACCGAGCTCCTCACATGGCGCGACAAGGCGCTACAGCGAAGCGGAAACCACTATGAGCAATAACGTCAGAATCGAGGTACTGCTTAACGCAGTAGACCGGGCAAGCCGACCGCTAAAAGCTATCCAGAACGCCAGTAAATCCCTCGCTGGCGATATCCGCAACTCACAGACGACCCTGCGCGACCTTAACGCGCAGGCGTCCCGAATCGACGGATTCAGGAAAGCGAGCGCACAGCTTGCCGTGACCGGTCAGTCGCTTAACAAAGCGAAACAGGAGGCCGCAGCGCTGGCCGTCCAGTTTAAAAACACGGAAAACCCCACCAAAGCGCAGGCGCGCGCGATGGAGGCGGCAAAAAAATCCGCCGCTGACCTGCAACTCAAATATAACGGGCTCAGGCAGTCGGTACAGCGCCAGCGCACCGAGCTTGCTCAGGCTGGGATAAACACCCGCACGCTGTCGGCTGACGAGCGTCGCCTTAAAACCAGCATCAGTGAGACAACTGCGCAGCTTAACCGGCAACGTGAGGCGCTGGCGCGGGTCAGTCAGCAACAGGCAAAGCTGAGCCGGGTTAAAGAGCGGTATCAGACCGGTAAATCCCTTGCGGGTAGTGCGGCGGCGGCTGGTGCTGCCGGTGTCGGAATTGCCACGGCTGGCACCATAGCCGGGGTAAAACTGCTGATGCCTGGCTATTCGTTTGCACAGAAAAACTCTGAGCTGCAAGCTGTGCTCGGAGTCGACAAACAGTCGCCCGAAATGGAGGCGTTACGCAAACAAGCCAGGCAGCTCGGTGATAATACCGCCGCATCTGCGGACGATGCAGCGAGTGCACAAATCATCATCGCCAAAAGTGGCGGGGATGCTGATGCCATTCAGGCGGCGACGCCGGTCACGCTGAATATGGCATTGTCGAATCAGCGCTCGATGGAGGAAAACGCCGCCCTGCTGACAGGGATGAAATCTGCGTTTCAGCTTTCCAATGACCAGATCGCGCACATTGGCGACGTGCTGTCGATGACAATGAACAAAACCGCCGCCGACTTTGACGGGCTGAGTGATGCGCTGACCTATGCCGCGCCGGTGGCGAAAAATGCCGGGGTCAGTATCGAGCAAACCGCCGCGATGGTCGGTGCGTTGCACGATGCGAAAATTACCGGCTCGATGGCGGGAACGGGTAGCCGTGCAATCCTGAGCCGCCTACAGGCGCCGACCGGTAAAGCCTTTGAGGCCATCAAAGAGCTCGGTGTCAAAACCTCTGATGCCAGAGGAAACACGCGCCCGATATTTTCCATCCTGAAGGAAATGCAGCGCAGTTTTGAGAAAAACAATCTCGGTACCAGCCAGCGCGGCGAGTACATGAAAACCATCTTCGGTGAAGAGGCCAGCTCGGCGGCAGCGGTGCTGATGACCGCAGCGTCAACCGGCAAGCTCGACAAACTCACCGCAGCGTTTAAAGCCTCGGACGGTAAAACCGAGGAGCTGGTCAAAATCATGCAGGACAATCTCGGCGGCGACTTTAAAGAGTTTCAGTCTGCTTATGAGGCCGTGGGAACTGACCTGTTTGACCAGCAAAACGACGCTCTGCGCAAACTGACGCAGACGGCCACGCGATATGTTTTGAAACTCGATGGCTGGATCACCCGCAATAAATCACTGGCGACCACTATCGGTGTTGTAGCCGGTGGCGCACTGGCGCTGATTGGTGTTATTGGCGGGATTGGCCTGATTGCGTGGCCGGTGGTGATGGGGATTAACGCCATTATCGCCGCCGCAGGCCTGCTGGGAACGGTCTTTACCGTTGCCGGTGGCGCAATAGTGACTGCTGTCGGTGCAATAAGTCTGCCGGTGGTCGCGGTCGCCGGTGCGGTGGTGGCCGGGGCGCTCCTGATTCGTAAATACTGGGAGCCCATCAGCGCATTCTTTTCGGGCGTGGTGGAGGGGCTTAAAGCGGCATTTGCGCCGGTGGCGGAAATCTTCTCGCCGCTGACGCCGGTGTTTGATTCCATCATCGAGAAATTGCGCGGGGTCTGGCAGTGGTTCACTGACCTGATAGCACCGGTCAAGGCAACGCAGGAAACGCTGGACCGCTGCAAAAATGTCGGCGTGGCGTTTGGCAAGGCGCTGGCCGAAGCGTTAACGGCTCCCCTGAACGTTTTTAACAGCCTGAGCGGCAAAGTCGGCTGGCTGCTGGAAAAGCTCGGGGTCATCAAAAAAGAGTCGGACGGCCTCGACCAGACTGCTGCTAAAGCCAGTGCCGCAGCCGGTGCGCAAAACGGGTCTTATATTCCGCAGACCTCAGTTTATGGCGGTTATCAGATGTACCAGCCAGTGACGGCGCCTGCTGGCCGGTCCTATGTCGACCAGAGCAAGCGTGAATACAACATTACTCTGTCGGGTGGCGTTGCGCCGGGAACTGACCTCGACCGGCAGCTCCGGGAAGCAGTCGAAAAACTCGACCGGGAAGAAAGAGCACGCCAGCGCTCAAGTATGCGCCATGACGGATGAGGGCTAAAACATGTTAATGGTACTGGGTTTATTTGTGTTTGAACGCCGCACGCTGCCACATCAGTCGATGCAGTACTCAAAGGATTACCGCTGGACGTCAAACGACCGCATCGGCAAACCCCCGGCTTATCAGTTTCTCGGTGAAGGGGAAACCACACGCACGCTCTCAGGCGTGCTTTACCCCGAAATCACCGGCGGTCGCCTCTCACTGACGGCCATCGAGCTGATGGCCGATGAGGGCAGGGCGTGGCCGCTGATTGACGGAACAGGCATGATCCACGGTATGTATGTCATCGATAAAGTGACCCACACGCACACCGAATTATTCAGCGACGGCGCGGCCAGAAAAAT